ATGTCTCAATCTCATTTTATTAGTACCCCCAAAGCAAATCATGCGCTGTTTCCTTTGACGTCAGCCGTTTTTCTTACTTACCTCACGGTAGGATTACCTTTACCGGTTATTCCCTTATATGTGCATAACCAATTAGGCATGAGTAATACCATGGTGGGGATCGCTGTGGGAATGCAGTTTCTTGCAACCGTACTTACTCGCGGTTATGCGGGACGGCTAGCCGATCAGCAGGGCGCTAAGCGCTCCACGCTTCAAGGCATGCTGGCCTGCTCGTTGGCGGGCGTTGCTTATCTATTGGCTGCATTGTTGCCGGTTGATGCCATGACCAAATTTGTCATTCTTTTGGTGGGACGATTGGTATTAGGTTTTGGTGAAAGCCAGCTTTTAACAGGAAATTTGACCTGGGGTTTAGGTCTATTAGGACCATCCCGCTCAGGTAAAGTCATGTCATGGACGGGCATGGCCATTTACGGTGCACTTGCGGCAGGTGCGCCGCTTGGCTTACTGCTAAATCAACATTGGGGATTTGCTGCATTAGGCATTTCTACGCTTATTTTACCGCTTGTTGCTATTTTGATTAATTTTAAAGTCAAGCCCGTTGCGCCTCATGCTGGGCAACGTATTCCTATGTGGCGGATGCTGGGTAAAATTTGGCAGCCGGGTGTGGCTCTGGCGCTGCAAGGTGTCGGTTTTGCCGTTATTGGCACGTTCATTTCGCTACTATTTAGCTCTCACGGTTGGGCACATGCGGGATTGGCACTCACCAGCTTCGGGCTCTCTTTTGTATTAATGCGAGTATTGTTTGGCCAGTTGCCAGACCGAATGGGGGGAATGAGGGTCGCTATCGCATCTCTAGTTGTTGAAACCATCGGGCTGGTTCTAATTTATTTAGCAAGCACCTCCATTTTAGCTCTTATCGGTGCTGCTTTAACGGGAGCCGGGTGCTCGTTAATGTTCCCCGCCTTGGGTGTTGAAGTCGTAAAAAGAGTACCGGTTCATGTACGAGGCACCGCGATGGGCGGGTATGCTGCTTTTCAGGATGTTTCCTACGCTATCGCTGGGCCATTAACAGGTATTTTGGCAACCACGCTGGGCTATTCATCGGTATTTGCCGTTGGCGCAGCATGCTCTGCACTGGGTATTATCGTCATTCTGCTTTTCTTGCGACCAGTGGCATCGCAGACCGGTGAGTCTTAGGTGAAAAAAATCAAGGCCTCGAATGAGGCCTTGAACTAGGCCGGAAATAGTAGGGTAGGCAATAGAAACAACAGGTTACATTGCTCTATAGTCGACTAAACGCCCCTATACACACCTTGAGTGTGGACGCGATGTGGACATTAAACATCTGCTTTCCCCTGTAATGGATTATATGAAATTGCATCCTGTAAAAAGTCGGGGGCAAAGTGAGCATAGTTCATAGTTTGTTCGATTTTAGAGTGACCCAAAATCTTTTGCAGAGTAATTATATTTCCACCATTCATCATAAAATGTGTGGCAAATGTATGCCTCAATGCGTGGGTTGACTGTCCATTTGGTAAGTCTGGCTTGGCGTTATTTACTGCGCTTCGAAAGCCGCAATAAGAAGCCTTTGGGAATAATAAGCCGCTTCTTTGTTGCAAAATTTCTGCCGCAACCTCTGAGGAAATAGGAACGCTACGTCGCTTCCCATTTTTGGTCTGTACGAACGTCACCACATTATGCACGACATGTTCTCGTTTCAACTTCGTTGCCTCCCCCCATCGAGCGCCAGTGCTAAGACAAAGAATGGCAATTTTACGGTTGTCACCAGTTAATATCGAAAGCAAGGTGGCGATCTCATCACTATTGAGGTAACTCATTTCTGTGTTTTCCTCTTTGAGCTTTCCAGCTCCTCTAACTGGGTGTTCGCCAGCATAGAGGTCTGACTCGATAAGATCGGTAAACATGCCGCTAATCGCCGTCATTTCCCGATTGATGGTAGATGCTTTTACTCCCTCAGCTAACCGCTCAGATCTATAGGCTGTTATGCGCGCTCTATCTATCTGAAATGTTGCGGGATTACCCATCATTCTTGCGATTCTCTCTAATTTCATTAGCGCAGATGTACCATGGTCACGGTGCTTGCCATGGTATCGCCACCAAATATCAATCAAGTCAGACAGTGGGCGTTTATCTGCTGGCTTTGATAACCACTCTTTAGTGTGGTGATTGGCATTCGTATAACGCTCAAAGGCTAATGCCTCATGTCTTTTGTCAAACTTCCGACGGATACGCTTTCCGTTGCGCCCACTCGGTCTAATGTCCACTTCATAGCGACCATCTTCGAGTTTCTTAATTGACATAAGAAATCCCTCCAATAGGTCTTATAACTAACTCTTCATATGTATATGCATGACAAGTTGTTACAGGGCATCTACTACACAGATACGCACCGTAAATAGTTAGCCAATCTTTTGGTCTGAGTGCTGCGAGGTTGTTTCGTCTTGCCCATAGTGTGCGAGTGCCGGAGCAATTTGTCCGGATTCAGGTGCGATATCACCAGTCATAAACCACATCATGTATTTTTTAAATTTAGGGTGATTAAAAATTTTCATCCCGACTTCAAGAGTCATTTTCATACGCTCCAACTCATACCCAGTGAGACTTCCATAAGGAATATCAACGAGTTCGCTCATCTCTTTGCGATTAAGTCTTTCTGACTCACGCATCAACTTAAGTTTTTCACCTTGTGTGTTTGTTGACATAAAAGTGCGTATCCACTAAATTATTTACTGTATTAGCAAAACCCAACAAAAGAACAGACGTTTATAGATGCCTATAGTCGCCTACAGTCCATTTATCGGAACCGACAAAGAGATTATCAGATGAGCAAACAGGTAGTAAGTCTTTCGGACGCTTTGCCGTGCCCTGAGTTTGCAAAAATCATTGGGAAAACACCCTCAGCGGTCACAAAAATGATCGACAAAGGCAAACTGCCATACGTTGAAATGAAGGATCCGCAGTCATCCACAGGACGTGCCGAGAAGTGGGTTTACATCCCCGCTTGGAATGCTGGCTTGAAATTGGCTTATGAAAGCCGCCCTAAAGAGATTAGAGAAGGGTGGTTGCAATGGTTAGGGCTTGGTGAACCATCAAAATAACTTCCAAAGGAGGGGGGTCATGAAGCAACCAATCTCAATAGCTCCATTGCTCTGGAACCATCAGACAGCTCGCTCACTGGATACACACATCACCCACGGCAAAGGCCGCAAGGGGATCATTATCCGGGGTAGAAGTTTAGGCAAGGCCAAAAGCATTAACCGCTTTATTCCATGGGGGCACCATGACCGTTGTAACTCTTGATTCAGTAAAAGAATTGCCAGCTGGCTTGCGCGATATAATCAGCAAACATCTAGCGGCTCCACGCTGGAGCGAAACTTGTGGCTTTTACAACCGTATGACTGAGCGCGAACGGGCGACAATCTGTTTTCATGCGTTTTTAAAACAGCATTATGCAGTGGTTAAGCTCGAGGAGATGAATGACGCCGATCGCGAGCGCGTGGTCTGTGTCATTGCAGAACTAAGCCGCGCATTTGCTGAATATCGTAAACATGGTATTAGCAAATCTGGCTTTATCCGTCGCCTAACAGTCAGTCAGCGCAGAACGCTTTTCCGTCATGCTGGTCTTACTGATATCGAGTTTAGCCAACCATATTGGTATATGGATAATGAAACATGCCTGTGGCGTGAAAAGTTATTTCGTGCATTGCGTGAATTATTTAGTTTATTCAGATATGCCCCAACAGTATTAACAGCGGTAAGACCTGAGCAATATCTCCACTAATTGAATAAATGCGAAATTATTTAATAGGCGTTTGATTACGTCGGGCTTTCTATTATCTGAGGTTAATTATGCATATGTATAAAACAGTCGGCCAAGAGATGCACCGAAAAGCCGAAGCGGAAGTGCAAGAACTACTATTAAATAATGCTCGTAATGAGGGCAAGGCTGCCGTCGCGGTTATGTTCTCCGCTCGACTCGATGAGATTCTGGTACACGTTCAAAAAGAAGGACTATCGAAAGCCGAGCTAGTCGAGCTTATGACGCAGGAATCTATCAAGCTGCATAACGAAGGTTTAAGCCATCGAGGTTTTTACTAATGGCTAAAACATTTAATTGGGTATTTATTAATAATTGGTTTGCCGTCGCCAAGTGTGACGCCAGTTCTTTTATTCTTGCAGATATCAGAATGGATAAAGAGACTAAAATAAATAACTACCCTGTCCGCGCCGTATATTCCAATAAACTAACTCTAATTGCTGATATTACAAATCTGTGTGTTAAGCGTGGCATTTACTTAAAAACAATCACAACACCATCAGAACTTATGCGCGAAAGCCATTACTTTAATGAGCTAAGCCAACAAGCTCTATTTCAGGTCGATAATTAATATCTAATGAGGTTAATCATGATTCATATTTCTATTGGCAAGGAGTTTGTTATTACCTCTGACTCTCTGCAATTCATTCTCAATCAAAAAAAGATAGCGCAAAAAGGCTCTAAAGCAGGTGAGGCGTGGCTTGACCCTATCGGCTATTTTCCAAGCCTAAACCAGCTTGTCACCGAGCTGGTTAATCGCCATGTTCGCAACTCGACCGTGGCTAGCATCGCAGGGCTAGGGGCTGAGATTGGCAGTATCGGAAAGCTTTGTCAGGAAGCATTCACTGTAGGTGGTGGCAAAAAATGATCAGTAAAGGTTTTATATTCTCTAACCACCTCGGAAAGATCATTGTGCTAGAGAGAAATATCGCTCAATTCTATCCATCCATTACAGATAGTGGAGTGTTTCACATTAGGCTTCATAGTGGAAAGTATTACCGTGCTAAAGATATTGAGATTGTCAAAATAGATATAAGCGACCTACATAATGAGGCCGCAGAAATTATCCAATCAGAGCTTCATGTCTGATGATGCTTCGACCAATGCTTTATTTAAAAGCTGGTTAAGCATTGTACGGAATGCATGTTGCTCGTCACTTTGGGGAGGACATTTACTTAACTCCCCCTGAGTGACGCGCCTAAATGTACCAAATTCTTGCAGCGATGAAACACCAAGCTCGCTCATTAAGCCGAGTATTAGAGCTTTGTGAACTTTGAGCTCAAGTTCCAGCTCACTGAATTTTTGTTGTAATTCGTAAAATTCTTCCGTGTCCATATTTTTTACCCAGAATGATAAATGGAATGAAATATTACCATGAATTCTTATAGAGGCCGTATCGCCCCAACGCCACCGCCAGCTTTTAACTCTGAACCTCGTGCGCCTTTTGTGGGCGCGTATAGCTGGAATGCACCACGCGAGGCTATTGGTAAAGAGAGACCTCTTACCCGTGAAGAGTACCTTCAGGGGCAAGACGCCTTACGCAAAATTGACTCACTGCCGTATTTCCTCAGCAAGATTTTCATTGAGCGCCATAACTACCTGTTAAACACACAAGGGATACTGGCCGCGCACCGCTTTCTATACAAAATTTATTTGCCGCGTATCCACCCGAGACTCGAGTTTGTTAACACTAAATTCGATATGGACGTCAAAGCCTCACTGCGATTTTTGAGTGAGCTAGAGATTTATCGCGGCTTGCCTGATATGCACGATAAAGAGTTAAAGCGGCTAGCCGGTCGCATAGCGGCTCAGTTGTATTCTGCTTATGAGGAACTGAGCGACGCATTTCTCGAATGTCATGATCAAGAGGCGCTTTTTACCGATGAGGCTCAAGTCGATCTCTATGCTCATGTAGCTGGCGCAGCACGCGCTTTTAATATTACACCGATGCACTGGCACCGTTTTCGCAAGAAAAAGCTAGATATGCATGGCGCATTCCGCAGCATCTTGCGCCTCATCAATGATGAATGGTGGATACGTAAGCTCAAAGCGCAGCGCACCCAGTGGCGTGAGGCACTGCTTATCGCCGCCGGTGAAGTCAATTTCAAACGCTCATCTTATGCCAGTAAGCAAGCGATCAGTGATGTTCGCGCCCGTCGTGCGGCCAATATGGAATACCTCAAAGGGTGCGACCTTGAGAACGTCGAAACCGGCGAACGAATCGACCTGATAGATAAAGTCATGGCGAGTATCTCTAACCCTGAGATTCGCCGCATGGAGCTGATGAGCACTATTTACGGTATCGGAAAATATGCCGCTGAAAAAAATCACATCGGTATGTTTGTCACTATCACCACGCCCTCGAAATATCACCCGACCCGCACGGTAAAAAACAAGCGTAACAAACAATGTCAACTTAACCACAAGTGGGATGGAGAAGCCTTTTCCCCGAAAGATGGCCAGCGTTATCTAGTCAGAATCTGGAGCAAGATGCGCACTGCATTCAAAGACCGCGATCTAAACGTCTATGGGATTCGTGTGGTTGAGCCTCACCACGACGGGACACCTCACTGGCATATGGTGCTGTTTTGCGACCGCAAACAACGCGCGGCTATTGTCGAGATTATGCAACGTTACGCGTTAAAAGAAGACGGTGACGAACGCGGAGCTCGTAAGCAGCGCTTTGAGTGTAAGCACCTGAACAAAGGCGGCGCGGTAGCCTACATCGCTAAATACGTTTCTAAAAATATCGATGGTTATGCGCTTGACGGCGAAATAGACCATGACACCGGCAAGCCCTTATCTCAGACCGCCGCCGCCGTTACAGCATGGGCGTCTATCTGGCGTATTCCACAATTTCACCCGATTGGTATTCCTACAATGGGCGCATACCGTGAGTGTCGCCGCCAAAGCCTACGCGGTATCAGTATCGCCGATAGTTTTGATGAAAGCGTCGAGGCTGTGCGAGCAGCTGCCGACGGTGGTGACTTTGCGGCCTATATCGAGGCGCAGGGCGGTGCAAATGTAGCAAGAGATTTACAGACCGTTCGTGTCGCTCGCGAGATAGCCGACGAGCTCAACGAATACGACGAAGAAGTCCCGAAGGTTGTCGGCATCTTTGCGCCGCATCTTGGTGAAAGCCACATCCACAAAACTCGCGAGACTCAATGGCGCATCGTTAGCAAGGCCGTTGACGTTGACCTTGATCCTTTGACTTTAAAAAGCGCCTCTGGCGCGCCTCGGAGTCCTGTCAATAACTGTGGGGAGGGTCAGCACAGTGTTGACATAAAACTGGAGGTTACGCCGTCTGAGTACGCCGCCGCTGTAATGAAACTCGTTGAAAGCGGCGATGTGAGCTGGACGGATTGGGACGTCGCCAAGACCCTGAGAGACGCGGCAAAGGCGCAGTCACCGAAAATAAACTTACAGCAGCGAAGCGCTGAACCATACAAGCAGCGTGATGTGGCTCCATCGGCACGGCTTACCCGCAGCGAGCGGGACAGAACGTGGCAAATAAACCGAGATTTAGCGAAGGAAGGGATTACAGCGCAGCGCTGGGAACTTGAAGTGTTGGCGCGAGGCGCAACTGTGAGCTTTGACGACAAAGTATTTTCATATCTGCTACTTGATGAGTGGCCTGATGTTAGCTTGTTTTAAAAAAATAATATCAAAGAGATATTATTGTATTACTATTTAGTTATTATATTCGTAAGCCTTTTCAATAGGTACGCCGTTAAATGTGTGAGTGCAGCAGTTACATCTAATAATAGGTATATCTTTTGCAGTCAAATCAGCGTTTACCTTCTGCAACGTACCATTGCTATCGATATAAAGCCCATTGTAATAGCTTGATTCTCCGCAACGAACATAGTCTTTTTCTTCATGTTCATGAAGTGCAACTAACCAAAAAATAGGTTCTGGTGTATCTAATCTTGATACTGCCTCATGATAGATAGCATCCCAAGATTCCCCTACACGACTTATTAAGAACATGAAAAGGGGGGTGTAATCCAGACCTCTATTTTGTTTACGCTTCATGGGTAATTTAGATGGTGCATTTTCATTGATGATTTTTTGTTTATGGCGTACCAGTCGATACTCACTGCCGGGGTTATTACTCCGGACGTTATATGTCGTTCGATTTTCTTTTCGATAAAGTTTTTTTTGCTGTAATTTCATTATCTTTCCTGTTCAGATTTGGATGATGTGTCTACTCGTTTTACGATGAACGAGCAGATGACCTTTTCGTGGATTTCTAAAGAGGAAAAAATGGCTGTTTCCATGGCTATTGAGAGTCGGCCGTGGGGATTTAATTTTTTAGCTCTATTTATTAATTTCATTGTTTTGGCTTATTTCTGCATTAAGTGTTCATAGCGTTCACAGCCATCTTGACGCCCGTTATTGCATGCTAGGCCATACCAGATTTTTGCCTGCTCATAGTTCTTGCCACCTCCTTGGCCGTGTTCATTCATTACACCAAGATCGTACTGTGCCTGCGCGTCATTTTGGGCGGCGGCTTTTTCATACCAAGATTTTGCTTGAGAATAACTCTGAACTACCCCATTGCCATTTTCATACATTACGCCAAGATTATACTGAGCATCGATATTGCCCTGTGCGGCAGCTTTTTCAAACCATGTTTTTGCATGCTGATAGCTCTGAGTGACTCCTTGACCGTAGTAATATATTAGACCAAGGTTATACTGTGCATTCCCTTGATTTTGCGCGGCGGCTTTTTCAAACCATGCCTTTGCCTGCTGATAGTTTTGAATTACACCATCACCTTTGTAATACAGCATACCAATATTAAATTGTGCGTTAGCGTAACCTTGAGCTGCGGCTTTTTCATACCAGTCTTTTGCCTGCTGATAGTTCTGAGTCACTCCATTGGCGTTTGCATAAATAACACCAAGGGCGAACTGTGCCTCTGCTGTATTTTGAGCAGCAGCTTTTTCATACCAAACTCTTGCCTGATGATAGTTTTGTGCCACCCCATTCCCGTTTGCATATATCACTCCTAGATTGACCTGTGCGCGAGGGTCATCTTGGGCGGCAGCTTTTTCATACCAAGTCTTAGCCTGCTGATAGTTTTGATTTACTCCATTGCCATCGTCATACATCGCACCAAGAGAAAACTGCGCGTCTGCATCATTTTGGGCGGCAGCTTTTTCATACCAAGCCTTTGCCTGCTGATAATTTTGACTTATCCCAATACCATTGTCATACATGTCAGCAAGTTTGACCTGCGCTTGCGCACTATTCTGTGCGGCAGCTTTTTCATACCAAACCTTTGCCTGCTGATAATCAAGATCCACCCCCTCACCATAGAAATACATGAGGCCAAGTGCATATTGAGCCTCTACATCGCCTTGCTCGCCAAGTGATTTCAATTTAGAAAGCGTTGAATTCCCATCATGGCTAACACTGTAAAAAATACCGGAAATTATCAGTAATCCAATTAATACGCCATATCTGACTTTATTCTTCATATCCCACCCTATTAGAATTGAGACTCGTTTTAGATATATATACTGAACCTTGTTATTTCTTTCTAAAGAAACAACGTGGGGTATTATCCATTACGCTGACGTGACCAGATTGACACCGAGGGTCAGGAGGTTTGTCACCGCACCAGCAATAACACCCGGTGCCCCGTCTTTTACTGCACTAATAATTTTGTCACCCATTGTCTCATTGCCGCCAAGTGCCTCGGGTTTTTTATTCAACACTGCCAGTGCTTTTTCGGTTAGGCGCACGGAGCGAAAGTGCGTCTGGTGGTCGGTTTCATAATGGATATATCCGTTTTCACTAAGAAAAGTGAATGTACCATCAACCACACGACGCAAATCGTTTAATGCTTTCATTGCTGGTGAGTTAAGTTGCTCAAAGTAGTCATCAGGCAGCTCGGCGTCAAATTTTCCGTATGTAATTACCTGTGATACAGGGAAGTTTTCCCAGAGTAACGCAAAAATTTCCGCCGTTTGCTGGTTAAATAAATCGAGGTTTTTAGACATGCAAAATTCCCTTTCTTCTGATAGTGAGTGGGTTAAAAACTGGTTAGATCACGTAGTTAATCTGGCGAACAATAGCGACCTAAGTTCTCGGGAGATCGATAGTTACACTGAAAAAATGGCCGAGCAAGCCTGTAACGACGATCTGACTCAGATTATCAAAGCATTACTGAATCATATCAGGATGCATAAATAACAGGATCTATATCAATATGTTAGCTCTCATTTATGAAAGCCCATGGACAACGTGATCTTGACCCGCCATCTCCGGACAGCTTTTGTATCTTAAGTTAACGATGCACGCTGCCGCCGGTATTCCCTCGGGGAGTGATATCCCAGCGCGCTGTGCGGGTGGTTTTCATTGTAATGCGTGAACGCTGCAGCAAGGTTTCGCAGTGCTGTTCTCACATCCGGTTTTGGCATGAACGCGATATAGTCTTCCTTCATCGTTTTCACGAACCGTTCGGCCATGCCATTACTCTGTGGGCTGCTCACCGCTGTTGTGCAAGGCTCCAGGTTCAGCTCTCTGGCGAACCTCTGCGTTTCATGCGCGGTATACGCTGAACCGTTATCCGTCAGCCACTGCACCGGTCTGTCGGGCAACCTGTCGCCGAAGCGCTTTTCTACCGACCTCAGCATCACATCCTGCACGGTCGAACTGTCATAGCCTCCCGTGCTTGCCGCCCAGTCTATGGCCTCTCTGTCACAGCAGTCCAGTGTGAACGTGACCCGCAGTTTTTCACCGTTGTCGCAGCCGAACTCGAAGCCGTCTGAGCACCAGCGCATATCGCTTTCCGCTACCGCGATTTTACCCTTATGCTCACGCTTCGGCCGCTCCGGTTTATCATGCAGTAACAACAGGTTATGTTCGCTCATTATCCTGTAAAGCCGTTTGGCATTTACCGGCGGCAGCCCTTCTGCGCGACGTCGCTTACGCAGGATGCCCCACACTCGTCGATAGCCGTAGCTGGGCATGTCGCTGATGATATCGAGAATGTCCGATAGTATTTCAGCGTCTGCTTCGTCATTACGCCGGTGACAGCGCCTGTCCTGCCAGTCGGCAGAACGCTTAACCCGCAGTGACAACTGCGCACGCGACACGCTCATGGCGCGGCTGACCTGTGCTATTCCCCGTCCTTTGGCAACAAGGGCGCGTGCGCTATCCATTTTCGCGACTGGCCGTACTCCACGGCTTCTTTCAGGATCTCAACTTCCATCGTCTTCTTGCCCAGCAGGCGCTGAAGCTCCCGGACCTGCTTCAGAGCAGCAGTAAGCTCAGAAGCAGGAACGACTTCCTCTCCGGCCGCAACGGCTGTGAGGCTACCTTCCTGATATTGCTTCTTCCACTTGAACAGCAGGCTGGGCTGGATACCATGCAGGCGGGCGACATGGGAGACATTCATGCCCGGCTCCATCGTCTGCTGGATAATGGCGATCTTCTCCTGAGGAGTTTTACGTTTACGGACTTCTTGCCCTAACAGGATCCCGGTCATCTCAAAATTGGCGTTAGTGTTAGACATATATTCAAGCCTATCTCTTATCTGGAGATACAGCTACTGTCTGGTGTTTCAGGGGGCTACATCAAGCCCATGGACAACGTTTATCTACTGATAGTTGCGACTATATGCATTAACTCCATCATTAGCGAACTGCGCCATTCCCCCCCTCCAACCAGCACTCATAGTGCTGGTTTTTTTCTTTCTAAATATATTGCACGTTGATTGCATGCGAGTGCATTAGGGCGCATGCAAGGTTAAATAACATTCTTATCCCCTAGCGCCAGCGCTGGCGCGGTGCGAGCGGGATTATGCAAGTGCATTAAAAGCGATGCATAAAGCGGGCAGGCGTGGCGGGGATAGCATTGCGCGCTGAGGGTGTTAATACGGTTATCTATGATCGTCTGGGGGCGTCGTGGTGCTGTTCGTGGTGTCTGTTTGGATGTTGATGCGTCTTTCTACGTCCTCGTGGTGCTGGCGCTCCTGTGGGCGCTGGTGGAGGGATACAAAAAAGCCGCCCGGCGGCGGCTGTTGTGGTTGTCTGTGGTTACTTGTTTTTCGGTAGCTCGTAAGGCTTAAAGCGCACCACCTCCTGACCGAGAAAGTCATTCACCTCTTTGATGCGCTCCTGTAAGGGCGTTAGCTCGTTGCGCACAAAAACCTGAGCCGCTTTGACGACGTCACCAAAGCCGCCGGTGTTATTGGGTACGACGCCCATCATCTGGGGTGGCACGCGGTGAGCGCTGAGCAAGTCATCGCGGGTCGCGTTCTTGATGTTAAAGAAATCATCCTTGGTCGCTACCTCGCTGAGCGGCACAATCTTGATCCCATCCGGTTTACCGTTCGGCGCGTAGAAAAACAGGTTTTTAAAATTACCCAGTCCTTTCGAGCTGCGCATTGCCTCACGCAGTGCCTCAACGTCGGTATTACTCTGCGCGGCGTCGGTCACGTACATGATGTAGCCAGCGTGCGCGCCGTTCTGGTAATACTTGCGGCGGAATAGGGTAGCGGATTCATTCAGCCACGCCGAGTTGAGCGAGCTCATATATTCCGGCAAGCCGTACAGCTCCTGATTAATATCTGGCTCAATCAAATGGAACACCGAACGCGGCGCGAAGCGGTGCGGCTCTTTGAATGACTGCACGAACCAGTACACATCCTCCTCAACGCCTCGGCGGGTATATTTCGCCGGTGAGCACTCCAGTCGCATGACCTCCCCAAGCTGATTAAAGCGCTTCTCTAAAAAAGCATTTCCAAAGACCAGATAGTCGAGCACGTAGCGGCTAAATTCCTGCTGACTCAGTAACGGGTGCGGGATAAAGGTGCTGGCAAGAATGTTGCGTTTTACATAAATTGGCGAGCTGTGGTGGACGGCGGCGCGCAGGCTTTTCGCCAGTCCCGCAAAGCTCACCGGCGGCTCGATCCATCTGCCGTTATTGATGCACTCGGCGTAATCAAGAATGTCGCGACGGTCTAACACCGCCGAGGGCTCACCGAAGGTAAACGCCTGTACAGAGGCGTCAGACTGCGCGGTCATTTTTTTGGCGCGGTGGCCTTTACGTTTGCTCATTAGTTAAATTCCAAAATTGAAGGGGTGACGTTGCCGTTACCGGCGGTGAGCGGTTCGTTAATCATGGCGTGCATGGCCGCCCATGCGATATCAGCGTGGCTGACTTCCTCGCTTCGGCTGGCGACGTAGGTCATGCCGCGCCCGCTGGCTGTCATGGTTTTACGGATGGCCATAAACGAGAGCGTGATATCGGTGTGGGCGATGTCGTACTCCAATCGCCCGGTGGTGATGAGGTCTTTTGCTTTTAGCACCATGTTGGTTTTCACCTCGGCGCTATAGCGAATTTCTCGCACCGCTGGGAAGAAGTTGCGCACCAACTGGTAAACCCCTTGCCCGATGCCGGTGGCGTCAATGCCGATATATTCCACGACGTATTTGTCCGTCAGTGTCTTGATGGATTCGGCCTGTGTGGCGAAGTCCATGCCTTTCCACTGGTAACGCTCCAGAATACGGAACTTGCCGCCCGGAACGGCGGGAGGTGCCATCACCACACAGCCCGCGCTGTCGCCGGTGTTCGACGGGTCATAACCAATCCACACTGGACGGTAGCCAAACGGTCGAGGATGTTGGTCAATCTGGATAAAGTCCTCCCACTCCAATCGCGAATCGACCATACAGGCTTGCAGCTCCTCGAACGGGAACACCGACGCCTTATCATCGACAAACTCACACATGAACAGGTTGCGGAAGTCTTCGGCGCTGTTTTCCCGTTTTAACGTATCGAGATCGAACAGGTCGCAGCCACCGGCGAGCGCGTCCTCGATGGTGATAATCTGCCGCCATTGCCCGTCAGCACACAGCGCGCCTTTTGCCAGCGCGGCATGGCTGATATCAATATCGACGCGCTCGTCGGCACTGCTGCGCCCTTTGTTGAAGAGTTCCCCAGACCAGAACGGATACGCGCCATGTGCCAGCGTGGAGGGCGTCGAGAAATAGGTGGTGCGCAGGTGTTTTTGCGAGGCCATACCTGACGCCACCTTTCGCAGTTTCTGGAAATTGGGGATCCAGAAAATCTCATCGACCAACAGGTCGCCGTTATGGCTCTGCGCGGTGTTGGAGTTGGTGCCAAGAAAAATCAGCTTCGCGCCGTTATTGCCGAGCACAATCGGGTCGCCGGTGAGCTCTACATCCACCATGCGCGCAAACTGGATGATGTACTCACGGAACACGTAAGCCTGTGTCTTACTGGCCGAGAGAAAAATTTGGTTGTGGCCGGTATCGAGCGCCCGTAGTAGCGACTCACGCGAAAAGTAAAACGTAGCGCCAATCTGGCGTGATTTGAGAATGTCGCGAATACGGTATTTAAGCCCGGCCTCATGCCAGCCGAGCTGGTAGCCGAAAGACTGCTCGAAAAAAATCGACTTGAGTTTCTCGATAGCCTCCTCACTGAAATAGTTCTTTTTGGGTGCTTTACGCTCGCCCTTATTTCGGTTGCGTACATTCGGATTTAAGTCGGCCTCGTTGCCGGTTTGGCTATAGCGATTCACGCGCGCTAGGCGCTCAATCTGGCGGCCTAGCAGGTCAATCTCTTTGTAGTCGCCCCCATCCTTTTTAGGCTTAGCTATCAGTTGAATTAAGCGGGATTCGATACTGGTTTCCACGCGGGAAATCGGGTGGATGTCATCCCACTTATCGCGGCGTTTCCAACTGTTGACGGTCGGGATTTTCTGACCGAGCGTTTCGGCGATCTGGCGGGGGGAAAAGCCTTGCCAGTAGAGCAATGCCGCCTGTCGCCTTGGGTCATGAAGGAGTGATGTGTCCGTGGTAATCATCGATATTGCCTCTCGCATAGATAACGAGGGCAAGGCTACGCAAGGCAGAGTGGGCGCGCCTTACAGGGCTGTTGTGTGGGCGGTTGTCAGACGGGGATTGATGGCGGTGTCAGTGCTGGGTGGGGAAACTAGCCCCGATACCAAACAACCCAAACACCACTCAGGACACCTGAATAATGGCAAAGAAAGTATCTAACTGGTTTCGCATTGGCGTCGAGGGTGACACCTGCGACGGGCGCAACATTGAGGCGATTGATATCCAGCAAATGGCCGATAGCTTTGACCCCCGCGTTCGCGGCTGTCGCATCAATCTCGAACACATCAAAGGTGTGTTACCAACTGGCGATTTTAAACGCCTTGGTGACGTGGTCGAGCTTAAGGCCGAAACCATTGAGGACGACTCCATCCTAAACGGCAAGCTGGCACTCTATGCCAAGATGGCACCGCTCGAGGATTTGGTCTCCATGGTGAAAGCGGGGCAAAAGATTTACACCTCGATGGAAATTCGTCCGAACTTTGCCAATACGGGCAAAGCCTACCTTGTCGGCCTTGCGGTCACCGATGACCCCGCCAGCCTCGGGACTGAGGTGCTGGAATTCAGCGCTAAAGCCAAAGTGAATCCGTTCGCCGGTAAAAAGGAACAGCCAGACGATCTGTTTTCTGTGGCCACATTGGCCGAACTGGAGTTCGAGGACGTCCCCGACACCTTACTCAATAGTCTGACCGAAAAAGTCACTCGTATTTTTAGTCGTAAACAAGCCAACGATGACGCGCGCTTTAGCGATGTGCATGAGGCGGTCTCGGTCGTTTCTGAACAGGTGCAAATCTATCAGGACGGCATCGAGCAGCGTTTAACCACGCTGGAAAATGACCTTAAAGCCGCGCAGGAAACCGCAGAAAACAGCGTACAGGCGCTATCCGCGCTGAAGGGTCAGCTTGGTAATACCGAGCACTTTGGACAGTCACGTCGTCCGGCGGCCCGTGGTGGCAACGGCGAAGAAATCCACCTCACCAACTGTTAACCGTTTGACTGTGAACCGGTGCGGCTTGCCGCGCCGTCTGCCCCTTATTTGATTGAGAGAAACTATGCGCCCGAATACCCGTTTTAAATTTAATGCGTTCCTGACCCAAGTCGCCAAGCTGAATAATGTCGATGTTGCAGATATTGATAAAAAATTCAGCGTTGAGCCGTCGGTCACGCAAACCCTTATCACCACCGTGCAAGAGACCTCGGATTTTCTGACCCGTATCAACATGGTGCCAGTGGATGAGCAAGAGGGCGAGAAAATCGGCCTCGGCGTCACCGGCTCTATCGCCAGCACCGCCGACACCGACAACGGCGGCGAGCGTGAAACCGCCGACTTTGCCGCGCTAACGTCGCGTAAATACAAATGTGAACAGGTCAACTTTGACTTTCACATCCGTTACAACACCCTAGACCTGTGGGCGCGTTATCAGGACTTCCAGATCCGTTTACGCGACGCGATTGCCAAGCGTCAGGCGCTCGATTACATCATGGCCGGTTTTAACGGTATCGCTCGCGCGCCGAAATCTGACCGCAGTAAAAATCCGATGTTGCAGGACTTGACCGTCGGCTGGTTGCAGAAGTTACGCAATGAAGCTCCGCAGCGCGTCATGGATAGCGTCACCGCCGAAGATGGTGCGGTATCTAACGTCATCCGCGTGGGTAAAAACGGCGATTATGCCAACCTTGACGCCGTGGTGATGGATGCGACCAACAGCATGATCGACCCATGGCACCAAGAAGACCCTGACCTTGTGGTTATCTGTGGCCGTCAGTTGCTGGCGGACAAGTATTTCCCGCTGGTGAACCAAGAGCAGCCGAACACCGAAGCCATGGCCGCCGATGTGATTGTCAGCCAGAAACGCATCGGTAACTTACCGGCGGT